ATACAGCCCGTCTGCACCACTCCAGATGATGGCACCGGCATCAGCCACCAAAGAGCGCGCCGTGCCCCCTTGGTCAAGAGGCAAAATGCCGTTGATCTGATTCTGGTCAGACAGATCCACCGCAGGGTGCTGGTGGTCTTCTCGCGCCGCTTTGGTCGCGACTCCAACGGCGCCTGATCCGTCGACAACCAGAGGCGTGACGGAACTGAAATCAATGTCCACCGTGACATCAGATCCCAGCGTGCCGCCGCCCGTAAGCCCCGTGCCCGCGATTACCTGCCGAGAGTCAGGCACATAACCGCTGATGACAACAGGCACAGCCCCAGCCGAAGTCACGCGCCCTTTAGCGTCAACGGTGAACACCGGGATGGTGGTTGCGCTTCCGTAAGTCCCAGGCGTGACACCTACATTCGCAAGCTCAGTTGACCCAACACCACCGGGCGCAATGCTAAGCGTGACGTTGTTGGTCAGTTGGCCGCCGCCAGCCATGCCGGTGCCAGCAATAACCTGCCGAGTCACAGGCACGCCCGCTACCGCAAGAAGATCCCCGACCCGGATCTGATAGTTGTTGCCCTGATACACAATCAGCATCAGGCTGTTCTCGTCGGCCACCGGCGCGACGGGCAACTGCGTGATGCGAGTCGGGATCAGATTGCTGGGGACACTCATGAGTCAAAGCTCCAGATACTCGTCGCCGTTCTCGGTGATGATGAACTGGTCGCCTTGCTCCTGAATCAGCCCGGCGGGGCGCGTCGCGATAGATGTATCGGGACGGGTGAACGGTAGCACGATTTGGTCCGGGCGGCGAGGCGCGAGTCGATAGGGGTCATACTGGTCGCGATCCGCCTCGCAAACCATCAGCCCCGGATAGTTAGGGTCAGGGGCCAACTCGGACAGGAACATTTTACGCGAGCATCGACCACAGATGCCGATGCCGTATGTTGGCTGGCCGCTGGGGTCTAGAAATCTGCTCACTTCGTATATGCTCCGATGCCCGGATTGATTTGAATCACTGACCCATCGTTGTCGCCATCCCACGCAGCCTGCAATGACATGGTCGCGCGCTGCTCCAGTACCGGCACCAACCCCGCATCAACCGACGGAGTCTCTGCCGCAACGCGCGCAGCCAATCCGTTGATGATGGCATCAAGCCAGCGGCGCGGGACTTCAACCTCTTGCCGCAAGTTCTCAGTGTCCATGATCTGACGATGCCGCCAGAGCACAAGCACTGCCTGCTCAGCAGCGCTGAAGGGCGCAGGCCACAGGTACACCACAGGCTGCGCCACATTGCGCTGAAAGTAGAAGCTTGTTGGCCGGCCTGGGAATACCTTATTCGACTGGTTGACGTAACTGTCGCGGTTCAGTTGCCCAAGAGGGATGTCCTGCGGCAGATTGCCCAGCGTCACAGCCGTATAGTTGAGCGGGCTGCTTGCCGTGATCCTGAATCGATTCGCAGCAAGAGCGCCAGAAATCTCGTACCAGACAATCTCGCCGGCAGTGGCCGTAGCACTGGACGACCCAACCGTCGTCCAACTGATGCCGTCAGCGCTGGTTTGAAACGTCACAGGCACCGCAGCCGACGCCCACTTGATGCCAATCTGGTTCACCGTCGTGGGCGACGAAAACACGACAGTGCGACTGGTAGATGTGGTCGTGACAGTGCCGTCAAGCAGTTGCAGCGTTCTGTATAGCAGATTGAGAACTTCAACCGTGCCAGCAGGCAGCGTGACCAGCGGCTGATTCTCATACATCGGCAGCAGCACGCGGTCGATGCACCAGCTAGGCGTGCGCCGATTGGCAAGCTCATCGAGCATGAACCGCAGACTTTGCAGCGCATACGTCTGCATCTCTGCGGTAATAGACTGCGCAGGCAGTCGGCAGCGCCGGAAGGCGTGCTCAACCACCTGAACAGCGCTGGTGGTCTCCAGTCCGACGCTGCCGGAAAAAGCCATTGCTTAGGCCCGTTTCTTTGCCGCGCGCGACTCGCTCAGCGCAATCGCAATCGCCTGCTTCGGGCTTTTCACGACCTTGCCGCTACCGCCAGAATGCAGCTTGCCTTCCTTGAATTCGCGCATCACGGTGGCGATTTTGGCTTGCCCGCCCTCTTTATACGCGGGAATCATCGGCTCGCGCGGCGCCACGGGCATCCGGCGACGCACGCCAGGATTCTTGTTGCCTTGGATGCCAAGGCGCGAAGCATCGCGCAGCATCCCGAGACCGCCAGCAGGAGCCCGCACCGCTTCGCGCTGCACCGACTCACGCTTTTCCATCGTCGGCGTAGCCATGATCTCTTTGCGAGCCATCGCCGAAATGGCCGGCGACATCTTGCCGCCCTTCGCAGCCATCGCCTTGCCGCCGTGCGCGAGCTTGGTCATCGGCTTGCCAGGGTGCATTCCCTTTTCGTGCTTGTGGACCGCAGCTTTGATCATCGCTTTGTCCTGCGCGATGTCAGCCGCGCCACCCTCGGCATAACACGACTTGCCGCCAGCCATGTAAGCCTGACCACCGCGCTCATACCCCTTGACGAAAGTCTTTTGCGGGCCGAAGTCGAACTCTTTCACATACTTGAGCGTCTTGCCCATTTCAAACTCCTCACGGGGTAGCGTAGGTCTTGATAGCCTCGATGATAATCGTGTACCGATCACCCCCGGCCGCGCCCACAGTCGTAAACGCCACATCCCCCGTCTTGCCAGTGCCGGCATTGTTGGGGATGCCACCAAATGAACTGTAGTCCATCAGGTAGAACTGATTTTCGGGGATCGTCTCGCACACAACATCCAACGTGGCATCCCACAGGATGTCAACGCTCATGCCCTGCGTTTGAGCCCAGACCTTGTTGATCTTGACCCCGTTGCACGCATACCCGGAGGCATTTGAGCTGAGCGTCGAAACGTCAATCTTGACGACAGCAGACTCTCCCGTGCCGTCCGAGATGTTCGTAAACTTGCCGATGAACAGACGCTCACCATCAAGGATGGTTTGCGAGGTAACTGCGTCAGCCATTGTTGCTCTCCACAGGCACTGGATCAGGCAAACCAAGGTCCGAGAACTTCAACCCGCTGTCCTGCTCTGGCAGATTCAGTCGCGCAACCAGTGCCTGCATGGTGTCAATAGCCGCCTGCGCAGCCACCGCTACATCATGAGCATGATTGCGCTGCGCGGTCATCTTGGTGATTTCCGCAAGCAGGAATTCCTTGGTGATCTGCATGGTTAGAGCGTGTCCGACACCATCAGATAGTAAGGCGTGCCCGATGCGTTTTTGATCGCGACGACATGGGTCACAGCCGCCGCCGACTTTGTGGCGATCATCGCATTCGGCAGTTGCGCGAAGGTGTCGATGGTGCCCGTGCCGCTGTTCGTGCAGCGGATGTAGCTCGCATTGGTCCAGGTGCCGCCAGACGCGAAGTCGCTATCCAGTTGCAGCGCGGCAATCGTGCCGCCAGGATTGGTCGAGCTGCCACCCAACGTCAAGCGCAGTGCGTTGCCGGCGCCGGAAACGGTGCCCGATCCGTTGATGCTCAGCGAGATGTGCGCGCCGTTGACGGTGCCGCCGGTCGCAGCGTTGGCACCCGTCACACGGGTAAACGCGCGCATCGTCTCGCCCGATCCAGTGCTGGTGATGTCCAGCCGGCTGTATTGCAGACGGGTATCACCGCTGGCCGCCGAACTGGTGGCGTAAGAACTGGAGATGTTGCCAGCGGTCGTGACCGAAATCGGATCGGACGCGGTGCCGCCGATGAAACCGTTGTCAGACCTGACCGGGCCGGAGAAGCGAGTTTGAGCCATTAGAGCGCCCCTTTGAGGTGATGGTACTTTAAGGCCAGCCTGCGCACCGAACTGGTGTCTGAACCCAGGCGTCTAGCCCGTTCTGCATAAGACATTTCAGGATTCTCCAGAATGAAACGCAGCTTGGCAACAAACTTCGGGTCCGAGTGAAAGCGTGCCATTTGCGCCTTTGACAACGTTTCTCTATACGCCGCGCTTCTGTAGTCAAAGGTTGCTGCCCTGCGCCCTAGCTTGATGCGCTCGCGGGCTTCCGACGTGTGCTTGCGCTGAGATATCAGCATCACCCCAGCATCGTCAAACCATACCGCTCCCCGCTCAAACGCGCATTCAAGCCTGCTCAACTCCTCCAAGCTTTCGCATTCAACTTCAATCTCGCCACGAAACACGCTTGCCCCATACTGGTCATAGGCAATCTGAAGATGCCTGTTCGTGTGTTTACCAAGCTTGAGCAACCGGAAATGCTCGCGCAGTCGTTTTCTGACCCTTCGCGACTGACCCACATAACACTGCTTCGTCACTTCGTTGACGATCTTGTACAACCCACAGACATCACTTTTGTAAGGCATAACAGACTGGTGCCTGCCATATTGCAGACATGAAAAAGCCCTGCCAGCGCTAGGTTGGCAGGGCTTGTATCAATCCCGGTCAAAGCCGGGATTTTGGTTCCTACACGCCGGGTGTGCCGTACACCCCGCGCGGGTCGGTCCATCCGAACGTATAACGCTCGGTGGCTTTGTACCGCATCGAATCGGTCTCGAAGTCGCCTTCCATGCTCTTTTCCAGACCACGGCGCATCATGAGCTTGAGTCCCTCGGGCGCGTCGGTCTGAACCCACCAAGCGGTGGTCGAGGTGATACGAGACAGGTTCGCCTGACCTTCGGACAGCAGACCCATCGACTTCACCGGGTTGATGTCGTTGTCAGCGGTGCCGGTACGCAGTACAGACTTGAGCAGCACTTCGGCCTGGAAGACGTTGCTCGGACCCGTGACGATCTTGCGCGGGGTCAGCCGGATACGCTTGCCGTTGTTGTCGGTGGCGTTGCGGATCTGGATGAGCAGTTGCTCAAGCGAGGTCTGGCTCAGCGCGGCCGGCGTGGTCAGCAGGTTGCTGAACGTGCCGTTCACGATGGGGTGGTTGTTGGCCACCAGCGCCACACCGTCGCCACCCGGATACGAACCGTTGAAGGCCCGATTCAGGATGTTGGCGCCCAGCGTTTCTTTCGTCTCGATCAGCGACTGCGCGAGGTGCTTCGCGTAGGTCTGACCAATCCGAATGTGATCGCCGTCCTCCACCAGGACTTTGGTCAGGCTGAATGCCAGACCATAGACTTTGTAGAGGTAGCGCTGAAGGAACAGCACGCCACCCGACTGGTAGGTGACCGCCATGCCGTCAGGCAGTTCCGGCGCCGCACCGAAGCCGTACAGGACGGGCTCCTCGTGGTAGTTGCGCGGAATGCCTTTCTGCTCGCGGAACACTTGGTTCCACTCATCAGCACGCTGCTCATAAACCCCATCGAAAACTTCGTTCAGGATGGGCTCGACGACCGACCTAAAGTCGGTACTGCGCATCGGAGTTGCCATTGCTCAGCCCCCCTTTAGACCGAGTTCACCGCAGCTTTGTAGTGATGTTCGTTGATGCGAACAGTCGCCACCACATAAGCGTCGGTGAGGGAGTCGTTGATGTTGTAGGCAAAGCCAGTGATCTGGAATTGCCCGCTGGTCGCCTGGATGACGGAGAGTTTGGTGGTGCTCAGCCCGGTACGGGTGCTGCCACCCGGCGAGGCCACCGTCCAGTCGCACTCCTCGCCAACCGCAGTCTGCACGGTGGTGCCGGCCGACGGGTTGTCGTACTGCACATCGAACAGCGTCTCGGGGTCGTCATAGACCCAGGCGACGATCTCGGTGGCAGTGGTCGAAGCAGGCCAGTAGGGCGAGATGGTGGGCTTGCCCGACGAATCGAGGTACTGACAGCCGGCGAAAATGCCGAGCAGAGCAATCCCGTCGGTAGTGCCAGCACGGGTACCATCGCTGGTGCCAAGTTGGACCACCCCGTTGTCGGTCAACTTGACCGGATCGCCACTGAAGACGTTGTGTCCGTAGCCAGTGGTGATCGTATATGCCTTCGGCCGCATCTGCCCGCTGTTGTGAAACGAGGGGCGGAAGCCGAACGGCGCGCTGATCGCAGACATTCGATACTCCTTGTTTGATGGTTAGGAGAGGTCGAAAAGAGCCTCTCGGTGTTCGCCCATTGCCAGATTGCCATCGCCCACTTGTAGCCGCGACTTGGACGCACGCGCTTGTTGTTCGAGGAAGTCAGCCGTGTCGGTGAGCTTCTCTTCCTCGCGCATCGGGGCGTCGTGGTGCGCCTCTTTCATGTACTTTTCGTACAGAGAGATTGGCAGCTTGAATGCGAGCATCTCGTTGACACCAATGAGCCCAGCCCAGTCGCCCGTTTTGAGCGTGGCGTATTCCCAGCCGGGAACGTCTTCCGGCTTCACAGGCTCATAGCCAAGGCGGATTCGCATCTGAATGCTGTCGCGCGGATTCGTAGTGGTCAGCCAGCAGGTATGCCAGCCGGGGATCTTCGGCAGATCAGGTAGGGACGATTGAAAAAACTGCTGACGGAACATCTCAACCCGCTCATCGTCAGTGATTTCGCGATTTTGCGTGATAGCGCGATCTTCCATCGCGCGGCTCCCACGACCTTCGCCAGCGGATTTCCTCAGACGTTCATCATTCATTTGGCTCGCTCCTTGCAGCGATTGGTTGGATTCTGTGCTTGATTTGGCAAAAACGCAACAGCGTTGAGTTAAGCCCGATTCTGGCGGTCGTACTCCGCATACCGCTTGACGTACTTGGAACGCAGAACCGGGTCGTCCCACACCCCCGCGTCAATCAGCGCTTGCTTGCGCTCAGGGCTGATGTAAACCTCGCGGCGCGTTGTAGCAGGCGCGTGCTCACGACCAGAACCAACCGCAGGGCCGCCTCGTTGCGAGCGCGAAGTTTCAGGCGCAGCCTTGAACTTGTCAGGCAGGCGGCGAGCAGCACGCTTGCGCAGTTCAGCCCAGTATTCGGCGCTTTGCGGGTTGAACCCATCACGCACCAGTGCCTGATCAATGGCCAGCACAATGGCCGAATCTTCATCGCGCCCCTGCGGGTCGTACCAAGAATTATCAGCCAGGAATTGCTGCGCATGGCCCATCGTCAATGAGTCGATGGCGGGAGCTTGCTGTTGCTGCTGCTGGATTGAGCCCGCGTATTGCTGCTTCTGGTAGGCCAGTTGCTGGGCGCGGATCTGCGCCGCATCGCGATACTTCAGCGCTTGGGCAACATCCTCGCCATTGCCGGCCGCTACTGCCTTGGCAATGACTTGC